CTTCTTTCTTTTGGGCAAATCATTACAAAATTATTTTTTTTTTGTTTCTTTTATTTTTCCTATCGTTACACAACTATATTTAATAAAATTGGGTAATAGTTCTATTTATTTATCTTTGTTAAATTTATATTCACCTTTTATCACTGTAGTCTTAATTTTACTCTATTCAATGCCTTATTTCTAACATATTATTTTTCTCAAAGTTAAATAGATAAATATTTGTTGAGCATTTCTTTTGTATTAAACTTACTTGAACCTATAACAATCTCATATAATGACCGCTCGCCCAGTTCTGTATCTATGTCATATAAGAACCTCATACCCCTTACAAGCGGTCTAAAATATTCCACTTGTTCAGGAGTAAGAGGTATAATTTCTGTTTTAATTCCTTTATCTTTCAAGACCGTAATATAAATGTCGTTTGAGTCTTGCCCTGTTTCTTTTGATATAGCATTGATAATTGCCCACATTAGCCTATTTTGTTCTAAGCTACGTTGATTTTTATATTCTTTAATATCTAAAGAATAAACTTTGTCTTGTTCAAACTTCGGTATAAAATCAATTGGTTTAACTATGAGCAATTTATCTGTGCTATTGATAAGTGCTTTTAATCTCATTATGCAACTGCCTCATCAAATAAAGCCAATTTCTTTTGGTCTTTCATTTCTGCAAAAGCTTTTTTATCTTTTACTTTTGAATAGTTTAAACTGTAATAGTCTTTTAATTCTGTAAGAGTTTTACATTCAGATAATCCCTTGATGATTTCTACATCATCATTTGTAGGCATATCTTTTGCATATTCTTTGTTTTTTTCTTCAATCTTTTTCATTTTGTCATTAGCTGAAGTATTATCAAACTTAAATACATCTTTGCCTTTACTGTCTGTTATGCGCAAAAAAGATATATTATTGTTGTTATCGTATTCAATTTCTTTAACGATAAACTTTTTAAACTTATCTTTTAAGTAATATTTTCCGTTCTTTTCTTCTGTCGGTTCAAGAATGAAAATAAACGGCGCAGAATATAACTCGATTCCTATACCCCATTTAAAACCTGCCCTTTTAAAACAATCGCTTGCCTGTCCTTTTTCTGCCTCTGTATTACTTTCCACTCCGCAATCCCAGCGCCATAGCCATTGTTGCAGGTCTTTGTCATAAATACCTATACCGCCGTACATTTTGCCGTCAATAACTTTAAAATCATTCTGCCATAAATTGCCGTATTGCTCGTCTAATATTGCTCTGTCAACTCTTGCAGTTTTGTATAGCAATAAAGTGCAACCTTTTGCGGTTACTTGCGCAACTCTGCATTCAATTTCATTTGGTTTTAATTTTCTGCACATAATATTTATCCTTTCATATATGCTTTTTCTAAGTTCAATACATTTATTTGATGTATAACTGCTTTATATAGTGTTGACCTCATCAATTCGTTACCTGTTGCAAGTGAATTAATAAGGTTTTTGCTCATTTCTTTTTCGTTTTCTTTCGGATTAAAGAAAAATTCTGCAAGGGATTTAATCCCTGTTTCATTTTCAAGAGTTCCTTTTGCAACTCCTAAAGCCATTTCAAAATCTAATAACATAACCCTAACCCCCAAAAGAATAAAAGTAACAAAAAACCTACTACAAATAGGCTACATACTGATACAACCTCGAACATAAAGAACATTAAACCTGCCTTTGTCGAAATTTGTTTTTTAAAGTCCTCAAAAGACTCACTAAATGAATAATAATCAAACATATCCCCAATTCCCCCTAAGTTTTATCTTATTTTTTTACTTGCTTTTATAATCTTTTAATTTCAATATCGCCGCCGCATTTGCAGGTATAACCTTTGTCATACTTAGGCTTTTTGCTATAAAACCATACATAACCACACTTTTTGCAAGTTAATGTGTATTTTGCGTTTTGTTCTTTTCTTATTTTTCTTAAAATTTGTTTAAGTCTTTTATAATCATCATCTAATTGTTGATTATATTGAATACGTCTTGCTAACTCTTTACTATTTTTTAAAAAGCTAACAATATCTGTATTGGTTTCTTCTTTTTCCCAACGCATAGAATCGCCTGATGTCGCTAATTCGATATTATATTCAACAACACTAATTAAATTTTCTAAATCTTCTTCATCACCGTCATCTGCAACTGCGTTCATATATCCACTCATTGTTGGTATTGCAGATAAATCGTCAAATAATTTTTTAGGATTATCTATATACATTTTTATTCTCCTTTAAATTAATTGATAGTCTGTTCCTATCAGCCAAGCTCTTATCCGTTGGCTATCGTTCGTTTTTAGTGCCGTTATCCACAATTCAGGTTTGATTTATACTCGTAACGTCCTGCAAATTAGAGTTAAACTTTTTACATAAAATCGCCGACTTCAAAAATTTCAACGATGTTTGTAATATATTCTTTATCTTCGTCTGATAGGTAGTAATCAGTACTAGCGCTGATTACTTCAAATTCATTCGGATATTTAGGTTGAATATCTTCCCATTCAAACTCACCGTCTCTATTTGCGTCAACTTCACCTAAAAATCTTACAATTCTTGTGTAAGTAGCGGTACAACGTTTGCTTTTTGTTTCAACCTTTGCAAGTACCATTCCTGTTTCTGTATGGAAGTTTCTTTCTTCCCACATTTGTCTTTCATATTCTAATTCCATATTTTTATCCTTTCTTTAAAATTAGAGTGTAGGCTAAGCTACACTCTTTAAACTTTGGTCTTTCAAAAAGCCTATGATTTCATCAATTACGCAAATATTTGCACAATCACTGTCATAAATATATTCACCGTATTGAAAATACTTACACCAATCAGTCTTGATTTCTTCGCCTTTTTCTAAGATTTCTGTAATTTGTTTTTTAGCTTGATTAAGTAACTCAATCAAGTCTTGTTCTGTTTTAACATCTGAACAGCCATAATCACCGTAACCTCTCAATGTTTTAAGGTTAACAATGTCGTTGTTGTCAATGTCAAGGTCAATTGAGTGTTCCCAACCGCCTAAGTCAACTAAACCGTTGTTGTCTAATTCTTCATAAAATTTCAATTCCATACTTAAATCCTTTCTTTTTAAATCCTTATGACTGCCCCCCGGTTAAGAGAGGCAGGCTAAGAACTTATCCAACTAAATAATTGTTTAATTTATCTCTTATGTCTTTTCTAAACCTATACATTCTAGGAATATCAATGCCTGTTGGGTTCGTTATTCTTGTATTATTTGATTGTTCTTCTTGTGTAGCCCAACGACAATTACTAGGTTCATAATTTCCATTTACATTAATACGGTCTATGCTTAAATTGTCTGAATAACCGTTATCTTTAGCCCAATTATAGAAATTCATAAAATCGTCAAGCCATTCTTGACAAATTGTTATTCCTCTACCGCCGTAGTCTTTATAACTTAAACTTTTAGAGTTATAACATCTAGTTTTCATACCTATATATATTCGATATAACCTAGTGTTTGATAAATGGTGAGTGTATTTTAAACAACCACAAGACTTAATAAGTCCTTTTCTTAAATTTGAAGTTGGAATAATTGTTTCGTTACCACAATCACATTTACAAAGCCAAAAATATTGATGTCCTTTCTTTTTGCCGTCAATAGTGTATTTTTGTGTCTTATGATGTAATTTAATAACTGTCAACTTGTTATATTTGTGCCCTGTTTCACCGCAAAGCTCTTTAAAATAGCTTTCAATTCGTTTTGAAGCCATAATGCCTTTTAGCCAATTGCCTACGGCTTTATCACTTACTCCGAGTTTGTCAGCTATGCTTTTTTGAGTGATTTTTAAGTCCTCAAGTTTGTCTTTTATTATGTTTTTTCTACTTATACTCATTGTTTTGTTTCCTTTTCTTCTGTTCTGCTTTCCTACATCGTGTAGTTTGTCGAACCTCTTTCGCCTTGTTTTCTCGACTCTCATCGGCGGATACGTTTTGCAGATTTCAGGTGTATCACCCCTTGTATTTAATTTTTTATGAGTTATAATTCTCTGTAAGAATTATTCTCTGTAAGAATTACACTCTGTAATTACATTATTACACATCTGTACGCAAAAAGCAAGCATTAGTTTTAAATTTTTGTACGCAAGTTTACATAAGTAGGTCAAAAATGTTGATACAAGAGGCGATTTCCGATTTACAAAACTTAACAAACTCTAAAATAACTTACGATGATATTTCTAAAATACTTGGAATATCAAGACAAGCTATTGGAAATAGAGTAAGTAGAAAAAAAGAACTTGAAAGTTATGAGTGGAATAAACTTCTTGCTTACTATAATGAAGTACACAAAAATACACTTGATACAGTAAACAAATATCTTCTAAATGAAGAATTAGTTTCTATTGATTATTATCCTAACGTATTCGGCTCTTGCGGAACTGGTGTATTTGTTTTATCTGAAGATAAAGAGAGAATAAATATGCCAAAGAAACTTATAAAAGGTTATTCAAAAGTAAAAAGCTATTCAATAATAAATGCTTACGGCGATTCTATGCAACCGAGCATTTATGACAAAGATAAACTTATTATAGAATTTAATGACGGTGAACAAATAATCGATAATCGTGTTTATGTCTTCAGACTTGGAGATAATATATTTATAAAAAGATTATCTCTTAATATTAATGAGCTTGTAATTAAATCAGATAATAAAGATTACAATACTAAAATTGTACCGTTAGCGGATGCTGATATACAAATAATAGGTAAAGTTATAGGGTTATTCAGGAGTATGAATTAATGAATTATAGAAATATTGTTACAATACTTGTATTTATAACAGTATGGTTTGTTTTATTTTTAATATGGAATATAAATAAAAATTCTGATACTGATAACCGATACCAAGTATATAATGCGGACGGCAACACAATTTTATTAGATAAACGAACTGGCAACACTTGGCGTAATGTATGGTGTGATAATAAAGATAAAATACCGTCTTGTTGGGAATTAATGCTTCAAAATGATGAATATATAAACGTTCCTCTTGGTGAAAGACTTAGACGTGATGAAATGATTGATAGAGCAAGAGAAGAATATAAACAAAAGAAAAAGTAATATAATTATAAACATTTATTACAAAATGTCATAAAAAACTTTTATTAGTAATAAAAAAATGTTACACTATTATATGTAAATTGTTTTATGCAGGTCTAGTAGATTGAGCGAACGACAGATGATAAAACGCTAATTTACAGGAGAAATTGTCTAAATTTTGGGGAATTGGAAAGTTGTTAAAGTGTTGCGGCTACTTCGCACCTGAAGAACGATACTCACTTATAGATAATGACAACTACATACTGCGACGTTATGAATACGGTGTTTGCCCAATATGCGGCAACAAAGTTCTGACAGAATATAAAACCTCACGAAAAGACGGAACACGTTTTTCAGACGTTCTCAAAAAGAGAAAAGCAGAGGTAGCCTACAAACGCTTTCAGAAAGAAAGACAAACAGAAATATATAACTCTAAAATACAGACAGGAAATAAATCAAATATGGGATTTAGATACGGAATAAACTCCGAGATTAAAAATAATAAAGGTGAGATTATCGGTATTAAATCCTATGCAAAAGACTTTAACGAAACCATTGATAAAACTTCAATTCAAATAAAGCATATATCATCTTAAACTCCTATTTTCATTACTATTTTTCATTTTTATGTTGTGTATGAACTATATTAGCCGATTTAATCGGCTTTTTTCTTATGAGAATTACAGATTTTAAAAGAGAGATTTATAAATTATTTAATATAAAAATATTTGAAAAGGTCACTACATCGTCCTCACTTCAGATTGATGAACTTATCGACCCTGTTATTAGTTTAGAGAGGAATATAAAAGACCTAAAGATTAATTAAGGTTAGTACGTACAATGCCAAAGAAGATTACTCAAAACGATAAAGATACAATAGAGAACCTTTATTTAAACGAGCAATTAACGCCGAAAGAGATTCACGAAAAAGCATTTAAAGATACAGATATAAAAGTAAAAAGTATCTCAAATTATATCGTAAGAAACAATCTTAAAAGCAAAAGAGAGCAAATAAAAGCAAAAATTAATGAAAATATAGAAAACAAAATTATAACCGACAAAACCAATAAATTTAATGTTTATAACGAAAAAGATATTAATAACTTTAATGATTTAGAAATCAGAATCAAAAACCTGTTGTTGGAATTTTCGCAAGAAGACGAAGACATAAGAGCAGGCAAAAAGAAAAAGAGAAATATTGCTACTCCCAAAAATGCTCAGATACTTTCTGAAGCACTTTTGAATATACAAAAGGGGCGACGAACTGCCTTAGGTATGGACAATGGTAAAAATTCTCCGTCTGACGATTCAGAACCAAAAATCACAGTTATTAACGGTCTTGATATTACAAGGATATAATATGTCATTTGAGTACATCGTTGAAAAAGAAAACAAAAAGAAAACTTTAGCAGAAGCGGATTCTTTGAATATTGCAAAAAGAGTTGCTAAAGATTTTGAAACGTATAACGACGGCAGAAAACAAAACCTTGATATGTCGGACGAATTGATAGACGAAATATTTTTCAACACTAAAACTTTTGAAAAGAAAGCCGACAAGCACGAAAAATGGAAGTGTAAAGTTAGAATGTGTAAGTCTTATATGTTCTATCAAACACTAAAGGCTTTCATTTGGAAAAACATTTATTCAAATATCAATTCAATGTTTGATGTATCAGGAGAGAATCAAGATTCCGATAACAATTCAAACAAACAAAAAGCAAACCTTGTTAATATCTTAGAAAAAATGAAGTTTCAAAAGACTTGCGATAAAGTTATTGATAACGCATTATTCTATGGTGAATTAATCTCATTTACTTCTTGGAGAAAGAAAACAGAGCAATATAGAAGACCTATTTCTTTTTTCCAAACTTTATTTAAGGACGACATTACGAAATTACCTGCAATTTTGCAGGCAGCAGCAGCAGGAAAGAAGCATTACATTGATGAACGTACAATATACGATAATCCTTATGTAATTGCGGTCAATCCTGCTGATTTTGTTTATGACGTCACACAAGAGGATAACTTCGACGAATGTCCGAAAATCTTTAAATCTTATAAAGTTCCTGAAGACATTATCAATAACAAATATTATACAATTTCAAAAGATACGGCAGCAGCTATCAAGGCATTAGTTGCTAAAGATAATTCAGAAGCGAACGAGCTTTCTAATCAATCGGACGAAGACCTAAAAGACGAAGTTGTAAATGGAAATACCGTAGAAGTTTTGGAACATTGGGGAAATATTAAACTACCTGACGGCACACTATTAAAGAACTGGCACGCCGTTGTAGTAGCAAGAAAATATTTAGTGAGATTCTGTGAAAACGCACAAATTAATAATCCATTTAGTTATGGCAAGATACTCGAAGACCCTGACACAAAAAGAGGTATTTCACCGCTATATTGCGTTTATGATTTAAGCAGATTACAAGACGACTTAATGCGACGTACTTGCGATATGCAATCATTATCAGAAAATCCACCGTTGCTTGCTCCGACTGGCTTCTTTGATGAAGAAGAAATAAAGTTATATCCTGGAAAAATCATAGAATATGGCGACAATATCTCACCTGAACAAGCATTTAAGCAGCTTGAATTTAATGTAAACGTATTTCTTAACGACATCACATTTTTATCTGACTTAATGGCAGAAGTAAGCGGTATATTTCCGAATATGGCAGGAGCGGACGAAACGAGAGCTAAAACCGCTACGGAAATAAGCACAAAAACACAAGGGCAAATGACACGTTTGTCTATGCTTATTGATGTAATAAATCAAGAGTTTATCGTTCCTGTTGTTGAAAATGTTGCCAAGTTAGCAGCAAACTTCAAAACAGGCGTTGAAACACTTTATATTAATAAGAACGATGATAACGAACTTTTACAGATTGATGATTCTGTTAGACAAGGTGAATATAAATACACTTATTCTGACAGGTCAATGATTAATGACAAATCTAATAAAGCGGATATGGTAGTTCAAGCGGCAGAGAGATTCGGACAATATATGCCAATGAACGTACCTGAACTATTCACTTGGTATATGGAACAAAAAGGCGTTGAGAATCCTGAACGATTTATGCAAACGCAGCCGCAAATACCGCAAGAATTACAAAACTATTTAATGCAGCAGCCTGAAGTACAAGCATTAATGGCAGGCTATCAACAAGCAGAGCAGCAGCAACAAGGAAAACCTTTGCAGCAGCCGAATATACCAAAAGAACCAATTAAAAACGAAGCATTTATAACAGAGTAGGGATTTATGAACAAGAAAGAAATTTTGCAAGACAAAGCACGTCTTGCTAATTCTGTTGCGTATCGGGAAATCAGAACATATCAACTTGATGAAATTGTGAATCTTGCAGGGAGAGAAGATTCAAAGGTTATTGAGGGAATGTTGAAGCTCATTAAGAAGACTGATAACTGGACGGCAGAACTTACAAAAGCATTAAAAGCGGAAGAACAAGAGGGGTAGTACAAAATGGAAAACGAAATTTTAGAAAACGAATCTTCAGAAGTAGAAACAGACAATTCAATTGTTGATGATGAACAAGAACCTGTTGAAACAGATAATTCTAATGAATCAGACAATGAACCTGGCAGCACCGACGAAGACGAAGCAGAAGCAATACCTGACAAGTTCAAAAATGAAGACGGTACTTTGAACCAATTAGAGTTATTAAAGGCTTATAAAGCAGCAGAAACTCAACAAGGTAAAGTATCAAAAGAACTCGGGGAACTTCGCAAAAAAGCGGAAATCGCAGACCGTTTACAAGCAGAGCGTGAAGAAATAGCGAAGAATTACGGCTATGAATCAGCACAAGCTATGCAAGAAGCTCAAAATCAAATTAAGGTTAATGCTCAAATGGCACGCCTTGAAGCTAACGAGTATGCAAAATATTTAAGCGAATGCGATTATCCTGACGAAGTTAGAAACTTGCTTATGCAATATGCAGAAAATCCTACTAAAGAATTGTTAGACACAATTAGAGAGGAATTTTCTGACGATACGAAAATGAATATTGCGGTTGGTATCAATGAAGCGAAAAGACAACTTCAAGCGCAGCAGCAGGAAGCCTATCAGCAAGAAATTGTTACTAATGCTCGCCAATATTTAGAAGACGTAGCTCAATCTTACGGCAATGACTTACAAGACAAAGCTACTTTCAATCTTTATAGCGAAGCATTTAAAACTTTCGGTACGAATCTTGATACGCCAAGACTTATGCGAATGATTAAAGACATCAAGCAAGCAGCTATTCAAGAGTATCTAAACAAGGGAAATGATGAAAACGCTAATATAACTGATGAAATTAGCAATATTGCTCCTGTAAATCATAGCCAAAACAGTAATTCAAGTACAGGTAAAAGTATTTTAGAAATGTCCGAAGCCGAACTACGAAAGGAGTTCCGCAAATATAAGGACATTTAGAAAGGATTAAAAAATGGCTATTGATACTCTAATTAAAACAGGTTTTTCAGAAGCATTTCGTGATGAATTGTGGGAAGACTTGGCAGCAGGTAAATTATTAAACCCTGACTTTAAAAAAGATATTCAAATCGGTGATGAAGTAAATGTTCAATTCGATGATATGGTTACAATGTCCGACTATACTGGCGGAGATTTAGACCAATCTTCAGCAGAATATGCAACTACAACAACCGTAAAAGTTAAAATCAATAAAGGTAAATCAGTATTCTTCAAATTGGACGATGCTAAAATCAGACAAATCGAAAAAGCAACTCCAAAAGAGGGATTACGCCTTGCTAAACAATACGGTAAAGATGCAAGAGAACAATTCGCAAGAGCAATTAATGAAGCGTGTTGTAAGCAATATGTTCGTGCAGGACATATGATTGCAGGTTCAGCAGGTGCAGCAATAACTGTTACTACTGATAACGTAGGCAAAATATTTGCTTTAGCAGCAGCTAAATTACAAAGAGGTGACGACAAGGGTCATACTGCATTTTCTGAGGGTCAAATGTTGGCTATCGTTTCTCCTGAATTGCACGCTTTTATGTCTACAATGGGTATTTTGCAATACTCTGATGTATTGGCTAAAAACTACAAAACAGGCTACAAAGGCTCATTTATGGGATTCGATGTAATCGTTGATAATAACGTAGCTAAAGATTCAAGCAATTATGAATACCCTCTATTCGGTAGAGCAAAAAGAACTATCGCAGGCGGTATTCAAGACGATTTCAAACTTGAATCAGGCAAAATGGTTGGTGGTTTTGATACTCACTACTGGGGTAAAGGTGTGTTTGGTGTTAAAGCTCCTTTAGCTTATTTGTTATTGACTGCTAAATTGAACGTAAATTACACAATCTAAGAGAGAAAGGAAATAAAAAATGGCTAGAGATTCTATTAACTTACAATATGTTGTATACGATAACACAGATTCAGTAGGCTCAAGAACTATCACAAAACAAGCCGTTACACAAGCTAACGGAATTAAAATTGCTGATGTTTTTAAAGCAAAAGATAATTCTGTTGTTATATATGTTGAAAACACTTATTCAGGTGCTAACTCAACTGCAACTGTTAAAGCAGGTGAAAAACAAAACGCTAAACTTGGCGATTTGAATGTACCTTTATCTAAGGCAACAACCGCAGGTGCTGCCGTAACTGAAATTAGAATTAACAGAGATATGGCACGTTTTGAAAGAAAAGACGGCTCAATTTATGTTGATTTTTCAACTTCATTTACTGGCAATATATGGGCAACCGCTGAAAAAGCAGGTTTAGGTTCATAGTTTTATTGGGTAGGGATTTATTCCCTACCCTTTTTAAAAAGAAAGGAAAGTACAAATGGGAATAAATATACAATACAAACCGACTGGATTTATTTTTGATGTTTCAAAAGAAGAAGCAGACAGATTATTGCTTGAAGAACCTGAAAACTTTAAAGCAATGGACGAAGATTATAAAGCTCCTGAAGTAGAAGAAGAAGAAACAGAATTTATAGAATTAGTAAAAGACGAACCAAAAGAGGAAAAGGCAGCAAAAAAGCCTGCAAAAAAGGCAGCAAAAAAGGCAGCAAAAAAGCAATAATTCTTGGACGGTCACCTTTTATTAATCGAATTGATGTAGCAAAGATTGATTATAAAAAATATGATGTATGTTGTATCAATTCAGTAGTGCCGAATACAAAACCAAAATACTTGGTATCGGCAGATTTTGACGTAAAGCCTGAAATCCCAAAAGATTGTGAATGGATTAGCGAAAATAACGATTGGGAATTTACAAACAATAACTATATTGTTACTGAAGAAAAATATCTTTCTTGGTGCGAATTTTCTTCATCGTTAGCGGTCAATTTCTTAATTTTGAGGGGATATAAAGAAATTTATATTGCAGGCGTTGATTTAATCGAAGACGGTAAACCGTTATTTCATTATGACGGAATTTTAAATAAAGAATGTACCGACACTTTCAGGTGTAAGAAAGAAAAAGAATATATAAATAATTTAGCTCAACTTTATAATATATCTATTTTTAATCTTAATCCTGCTTGTGATTGGCTAAAAGTAGCAGATTTAGGGATATTAAAATGACACTCACTTATCTTGATATTTATAACGAAGTGACAGGGCAAGCCTGGTCTATGTTCGATTCGGAAGTTGAGGACAAAGACGAGTTTGAAAGCTCTGTTACTTCTTCTATTCAAAAAGCATTGACAGAATTGTGGTGTTCTTATCCGTTCCCTTTTAGAATAAAAGATTACGCCATAAAAACAAAAATAGACGTTAACTCTTATGCTTTACCTACTGGGAATATTCTTAAAAAAACTGTTGCCGGCGAAGAAACTTATTCGGTAAAAATCGGCAAAGAATTTTTAGACTATGAATCTAATTACGAAACTTTGGACGATGAAACAGGAAAACCAAGAAGTTTTTACGTTAAAAACGATAAATTGTATTTATATCCTACGCCTGACGATGTTTACAAAGTCGATATTGAATATTTAGCGTTGCAAGTCGGATTCAATGAAGACGGAGAAAAAATATATCAGCTTATCGAAGATACTGATTATTTAGATATACCCGAAAAATACGAGGTTATTTTTAAAAATGCTCTTATCACTTTAGCTATGTATTACGCTATTGCTTCAAGAGAAGACGAAAATTCATCAAGCTATAAAGAACAATACGAGAACGCTTATAAAATCTTAGTTGAATATGCAAAAGGGATTAATACTGTTAAAAGGATTACTTGGTAATGACTACTACAATTACATCATTAATTTGTAATAATTTTAGCGGTATTAGACATAAAAACGCTATATTTACATCTGATTTAGTGACCGCACAAGATTTACAAAATGTTGAATTATACGATACGGAACTTAACGGCGGCGTAGGTATAAGAACATCAAAAGGCAATAAAGCCATATATAATTTTGGTAATGATGAAAAAGTTATTAATATCTTTGAAACGAAACAATATAATAAAACGCATTTCCTGGTACATACGGAAGATTCAACAATTGGAAGACTATACTTATTTGACAGAAATCATCAAACAAGAACACTTTTAATTAATAATCTTACAAAAACAGGTAAATCTTGCGGCTTAGATGTTACACAAGGTTGGAGCGATTTATTTGTTTTTACTACTGGTTTGCAAATGTATTCAGTAGAATTTACAACAAGCAATAAAGTAAAAGCTATGAACGACCTTGTAGACGAAGATAACAACAAAGTTATGGGTCTTGGAATTGCGGTTTTTGATAACAGGTTATGGGTATTCAAAGAAAACAAACTTTGGTATTCTCAACAAGCGGACATTTATAATTTTTCGAGCGTAGACCCGACGATTATAACATCGGCAGGTTATATAGAATTTAGCAAAAATATTACGGCAATTCACCCATATTTAGAAAGTTTAGCAATATTTCATAGCGATAGCTCTTGTATGTTAGGCGTAAGCTCCGATGAAAAATTTTCTATAAGCGATGAATCCGTAGGCGGTTGTGCAAGTATTAATTCTTTAGTATTTCACGATACAGAATTATATTTTTATGATGATACTAAAAAAAGTATTTTTAGCTTCAAACAGGTTATTACTGGAGAAAAAGCACTCGGCGAAAACGTTGCAAATGAAATTCAAACAGAATTAATAAGCAAAATTGATTCTTCAAACCTTGATAAAATAAAAACTTTATCCGTAGTATTAGCCGATAGAAATGAGATATGGTGGTTAATACCTACGACAGACGATAATTATTCTACAATTTATATTTATGACTATTTACATCACGCTTGGCTGCGTAGAAAATGCCAAAAAATAAATTGTTTTAATATCGTAAATAATGCTCTTTATTCGGCTAATAACAAAATTTACGAAGAATATTCTACAAGAAGTTTTGACGGTGAATTTATAAAGGCATACTATAAAACTTCTCCTTTAAATCTCGGTGCGAATAATACTCTTAAAGTATTATACTTTCCACCACGTGTGACTTTAGATTTGCCGTCAATCAACCAATTTTATGTTAAATACACAAAAAACTTTGACGAGTTTAAAACTCCGAAAATTAAACTTATAAAAGCAAAGTATAAAAATTTCTTGATATGGGACGTAGGCAATTGGGATATAAACTACTGGATTACAAGAATGGTAAATGCTATCGGTAAGTTTCCGAATGCTACTTTCAAAACTCTTGAAATGGAAATTTACACAGATAATATAAACCAAAATTTCTCTATCAGAAATATGGAATTTAGCAAAATAAAGGTAAAACAAGTTTAATGATTCAAGTAACAATTCCAAAAGATAAATATTTTAATTACCGAGAATGTAGAGAACTTTATAAAAAATTAAAAGGCAAAATTGGCGATAGAAGAACTTTCAGAGAATTAATGCAGGAAACTTTCTTTTATTCTTTCTTTGATAATCAAAAGTTTTTAGGCTGCATTTATTTTTATGAAGAAGATAACAAACTTTATGTAAATGCTTTTGCTAACAGACATACACATTTGCAAAATTTAAAATGTTTCAAAATGTCTTTAGATTGGTTTAATTGCGATATTTACGCAAGAAGCAAACACAAAACGGCAATTTTATGTCTATTAAAAAGCGGATTCAAGAGAATTGATAACAACTTATTTATATACGAAAGGAGTAAATAAATGGGCGGTGGAAGCGTAAGCGGTTCTGATTCAAATTCATCAACTTCAGGATATTCAAATTCAAGTCGTACTAATACATACGGAAGCACGACGACAAGTAACCCTTATTTAATTTCTCATACAGATAATTCGGGGACTACTACAAAATTTCAACCTGGTTCAGGATTAGAACAAGTAAACACGTTTGTAAACGATAACCTTACAAATTTATTGAATGAGTATGTAAACCCTACACTTGATTCAAAAACAAACCAAGCGAAAATGGATTTGTACCAAAAATATTTAGGAAAAAATACAAAACAATCGCTTGAAAACGATATTATAAATCCTTTAGCAAAAAGAAATATGATAAGAAGCTCACAAGCTACTCAATTATATAATAACCTTGCTAATCAAGTGGCAGATAAGACGGCAGATTATTCAAGCGAATTACTTGCAAATGCTCAAAATGATACATCAAATATTATTAATAATTTGATGAATTACTACTTACAAGGATTTAATGCCGTTAATGGCAACCAAGCATTATCACTTAATACTTCACAAGGTAATGCAACTCAAACAGGTCATAATAATTACGGTTCTAATACGAGCAGACAATCAACTGGTTATGGTTATAGCGTAAGTTTATAGGGGGAAAAATGGAAGCTATTATTGGAGCATTATTAAAAAAACTTATGGAACGTCAAATGAGTGGGCAGGCTCAACAAGACGGACAAAACGCTCAAAATGAAATGAGTAAAAGAATGCAGGAAGCACAAGGAGAAAGTGACCCTACATTAAATCAAGCAGCTTTAAATCAAACTTTTCCTCAACAAACTAACGCAGCAGCTCAACAACCAACACAAGAAAAATCAACTCTTGAATCTTATCAAGATTATTTAAGAGGTCAAAACAAATATTCTGATGATGTTATAAACGGCGTTGCAAAAGGTTTAAATAACGGATATAAAGAAATAGCAGACTGGCAAAATCAATATGCTAATTCAGCAGAGGGAAAACAAAACGGCTTTACTATTCCAAAAGGTGAAGCAGAAATCGCACTTGCTAAAAGTAATGCTCCGAAATATGACGGTGGTATTGAAGAAAAAGCTACTTTACCTCAACAAAATAAATCTTGGGTTGATAACTTAGCAAATGCTTTGGGCGATATAAGAAGCGGTTACGAAGAAAACAGAGATAATGCTTTTAAAGCAGATAATATGTATACATCAAATAATAATGGTTTTATGAAACATATCGGAGAGGGTGCAGGAACTTTAGCAAGAATGGCAAGCAATCCTACTTTGCAGGGTGTTGTTGCAGGACTTGCGACAGGTGCAATGACAGGTAATCCTCTTGCAGGTCTTATGAGTGGCTACAATACCGCACATAAAAAATCAAATTCAAATATGTATCAAGACTTACTTAAAAAAGACGGTATCAACGTCAATAAAGGTGGCTTTGCAGGCGATGTCGATTTAAAAGATTATACCGCTATGAGTTCAGTTAAAACTCAAAGAGAAGCTAACGAAAGAGCATTAAAGCAATTAGAAGAAGCATTACGCCATAACCAAGTTATGGAAGATTATTATATGAAAAAAGCTGATTCCGACGAATTATATAAAAAAGCAATGATTGATATTAATAATGGTAAATTGGGCGTAGCTAAACAAAATGCAAATACAAAAGAGTATGCCGCACACAATAAAGGAAGTGGCAGCAAAGGCGGAAAAGGCAGCAGCAAAGGTGGCAGCAAAGCTCCAAAACCACAAGAACATAAAGATTGGAATGCTGATTTAGCAGGATATTCGGCAAGAAAAAGTAATCCAAAATATGCAAGTAGTAGGGGACAATTAAAAGCTATGTTTATTCAAAAATATGGTGTTGACCCTGATAAATATTTAAAATAGTGCAAAATTTGAGGGAATTATGGGATTATACGACGAATTAGACAAAGAAATTGAAAAAGCAAATATAAAAGCTCAACCTGTTAAAACTTCAGGCGGTTTGTACGATGATTTAGACAGAGAAGTTGAAGCAGCAAATCAACCGCAACCGTCTTTTATAGATAATTTAGCAGAGCAAGCAGGAAATTGGGCAAAAGGAAACCACCCTTATTTAGAGGGCGGTGTTCAAATGGTGCAATCAATACCTGAAACAGCTAAAGTATTGGGTAAAAGTGCTTGGGGTTCACATTACAGAACTCAACAAGGTATAAACGATATTCTTACAAGTACGTTTGATACCTTAGGATTAAAAGGTTTAGCAGATAGAGGAAGAAAAGCTAATAAAGTTTACGAACAATGGCAAAATGACTTAAATATTAATCCACAATATAATGAAATATCAAGTGTATTAAATCCAAAAACAGCATTGCCGACTATTGCTAATACTGTCGGAAGTCAAGCAGATAACTTATTAATGGGATTGACAGGCGGTGGTTTTGGTGCAAGTTTAGCTAAAAGTTTAGGTTTAAATGGATTAGCAAAGTTCGGAACTACGGCTTTAGCTTCTTCATTACCAAACTTAATTTTAGAGGGTTCTTATTTAGACAAAGAACAAGCTCTTGAACAAAAACTCGGAAGACCTTTAACATATCAAGAGAAATTAAAAATAAAAGCTGTTGCAGGTACAGAAAAAGCTATCAATGCTATATTAGAATCATTGCCTGAAGCTACATTAATAGGTAGATTAGCTCCGAATGGAGTAGCAAAAACAGCACTCGGAAAGCTCGGAAAAGTTATAACAGGCGGACTTACGCAAGCTCTTGGAGAGGGCGCAACAGAAACAGCACAAGAGGGAAGTTCTATACTTGCAGAAAAAGCTCTTGGAATTAATGACCCTACACAAAATAGTCATAGATTATGGAACGCTGGCGGATTGGGGGCTATTGGTGGTAAGGTTATTGGTGATGTAACGACAGCTTTAGGACAAACTGGTAAAATAAATGTAGAAGAACAAGCTCAACAAGTTCAGCAAGCACAAGCTCAACAAATACAAGCACAAAAAGAAGTAAAAGCGTTTATAGTAGGACAAGAAATCGCTAACGCAAAAAATAATAATGCGTTTGATGTTATGAGAAAATTATCTCAAACTAATATTTTTTCTAATCCTCAACCTCAACAAGCCGTTGCTCCAGTTAGTAACGGCAATGTTGCTATGCCACAAAATAGGGATATAAACAGTTTAGAGAGAGTAGATAGAAACAATCCTAACATTGTGAACGCACAAGAGCCAGTACAAAACGAAGCTCCAATTGAATATTATCCACAGGAAGAAACAAACCCTCAATTTGAATCAGAATTTAAACCCGAAGAGCTTGTGAAAGAAGCAGAGCCAAGCAAAGAAGCGCAAGCAGAACATAGAGCAAAATTTGATGAACAATATAAAGAAAACAATTACAATGAAGAAAAAGGGATAGATAATGAAAAAAGCGAAAATTCCGACAGTCGAAGAACTGAAGAAAATGCAACCAATAATATTGAAAGCAATACAAGAGGGGAATTATCCTCTGACACAAAAAATAATGAAAAATCCGAAAGCACTAGCATTGAGAACCCTACATACTCTAATGCTAATGAAGAATACGGACGAAACACTAGAGAGCATACTTCAAAAACTGGAAAAAATGCACGAAAACGACCTAGTGAAAAACTAGCAGAAAAGCAACTTGAAAAAGCTCCTACCATTAAGGCTCAAAAAAACATACCCGACGGAACTGTTAAAGGTTCAAAGGGTGATGTTCAATGGAAATTACCAGGTAAGAAAAAAGTTTTATTTAGCAGCACAAAAGCTGAATCAGATACCATTGCAGCTTTCAAAGCTGAAAGTAATTCATATGAAGAATTGCTTTCTAAACTTAATTATGCTCCTACCGAGAGAAACATAGTGAAATTTTATCAAGATAGCGGCGTAAAATTTGAAGATTGGAAACTTGAAAAAGAAGATTATTATAAAAAATTAAACGAAAAACAACAAAACAAACAAAATGCTCAACAAGCATTATCAGGTCTTGAAGAACAATCAAAGAAAACCGTAGAAAAAGAACAAAACGAAGTGGCTACTAAAAAGCAAAAAGAAACTTTTAGCAGCACGAATAATGGCGTTCAAAATTCTATGTTTAATAAAGAACAATTTAAAGACGGACAAACTATGTTGTTTGATACTTCAGATAAGCAACAAATGACGGCTGAAGAATTTGTTAACAGTAATCCTACGGTTGAAGAATATAAACAATATGGCTTTACTGAAGAGCAAGCAAAAGAAAAAATTAAACGTGCAAAAGTAGCTCCCGAAACAGTTAAAAAGCAAACTAAAAAACAAATAATTGATGAAAAGGTTAGGAAAGCTAATGAAGATTTAGACAAAAATATATTTATTCCAAAATATCAAAAGAAAGCTATAAAAGAATACTTAAATGGAGAAGAAAGAGAATATTTCGCAGACCAAGTAAATAAAATTCAAAATATTATCGAAAATGCTCCGAAAATGTATAGTACAGAAAATATACCGCTTGAAGATAAAAAACCTGTATTACATTATTTTGGCGGTGCTTATGATTGCTATGTATTTGAAATAGACAAAAATACAGGGGAAATGTTCGCTTCTGTTTCTTTAGGACACGAGCCTGAACTTGGTTTTGTTTCTATGGAAGAACTTAACTCTGTTGAGCCGCATTTTGAGGGAAATTATTTAATCCCTGCAATAGAAATGGACTTATATTTTGATAATACAAAAACTTACGGAGAAATTGTAAACGGAGATAAAAAGAGTTATAATGATAAAGTAGATAACAAAGAGGAAACTGAAAATGGACATAATGAATCAACTGTTTTACAGCAATCCCGAATGGCAGAAGAAAAACAAGGAAGCAACGAAGAGCTTAGTAGAACTTCAGAAGACAGACCCGAATCTAGCAGAAGCGTTTCTGAAATCGGACGAAGCGACAACAAGGGGTTGGACAGAGGAAGATTAACTCCTGAACATAAAGAAATAATAGAACAAGAGTATTCTAATCAAAATAAATTAAATAAGGCTATTGAAAAATTTATCAATGAAAAAGAATACGAAAAATATAACGAACTACCTGAAGAAATTAAATCTTGGCTTAAAAAATATACAGGAGCAGGCGGTTTAGAAAAACAAGGAGCAAGCGGAAAAGGCTTACTCGATGAATATTATACTCCCGAAAATGTTGTTAAAAAGATGTGGGAGCTTACTCAACAATATATCAATACGGACGGTGCTAAAGTTTTAGAACCGTCTGTTGGTATTGGAAGATTTTTAGAATTTGCTCCTAAAAATATCAATTTTGACGTTGTTGAATCAATGCCAGTACCAGCAAAAATAACAGAGTTATTATATCCTAATGCTAATGTAGAATTTGGGCAATTTCAAAAAAGATTTATTGATGAAAACAATAACTCTATTAAAAAGGTTACACCTGAATACGATATAGTTATAGGAAACCCACCTTATGGCGAATATTCAGGATATTATAAAGGTCTTGGCGAGGGTGCAAAGTTTAAACAAAAAGAAACTTATTTTATAAATAGAGCTTTAGACTTAACAAAAGACAATGGCGTTGTTGCCTTTATTGTACCGTCAAGCGTTCTTAAAAATGGTATGAGCTACGAAATACAAGAAATTTCTAAAAAAGCGGAAATATTGAAAGCGTACAGATTACCTGAAAAAACATTTGATACCACATCTATTGGCACAGATATTGTTATTTTGCGTAAAACTAACGATAATATTAGGACTAGAAACGAATTTTGGGGAGATAGATATTTCCAAAAACACCCTGAAAACATATTAGGTGAAGTATTAAAAGGTAAAGGAAATTGGGGAAGTGATATTGTAAAAGGCGATAAAAACGCTGTTGATAAAATAGAAATATCAGAAGCAGATAAAAATATTATGGAAACTGAAACAGTTATTGAAGACCATAGTATTTCAGATAATAAACCTCTAAAAAATAGCAAAAAAGGAAAAACAAAGAAAAGTAATACAGTAGAAGCAGTAAAAGCAAAATACGAAGAATATAAACCCGATTATGAAATGTCAGAAGAAGAACTACAATATTTTGCTGATACAAAAGTTGACGGAACATTGCCAAAAGGGAAATATCGACCAAGCGAAAAGGTAAATGCTTATAAAAACGAATTATATAATGATTTTAATTATTTGAATGGTGATATTTACGAAAAATTAGACCAATTAGAAAAAGAAGATATATCAGATAAACAAAAAGAAATTCAACGCAAAAAATTATTAAGCGTATTACCTAAACCGAAAACAATATCAGAAATGTACTTAACTCCTACGGCTGATTTTATACAAGATTTTAAGGTAACAAGAAAAGTACAAAAATCAAATTCTGATTTCCCTGTTGATGAAGAAATGTCAATAACAAGCCTATACAAAAAATATGCTAGTGATTTAACAAAACAAGAAAGAAATGGAGTAAGTGTTAGCGATATTATAGACTTTGTTAATGGCAAAGCTATTAGAATGAATTATAGTGGTAATCTTGACAAAAAAGAACAAGAAATACAACGTACAGAATATGTAACCAAATTAAAAAATACAGTAGATAAGACTTTTAACGATTTTGTTATAACTAACTTAACAGCAGAGGAAATAGAAAAATTACAAGATTCTTGGAATAGAAATTTTAATACTATATATACTCCTGATTTTAAGAAAATGCCTATGCTTGTAAAAGGTTTAAGTGCTAATTTCTACGGTAACAAACTAAAATTACAAGACGTACAAGTTGAGGGTATTAATTATTTAACTAATCAAGGTGTAGGTCTTTTAGGTTTTGAAGTTGGTGTTGGTAAAACTTTATCAGGTACTATTGCAACTGTTCAAAATATGCAACTTGGTAGATGTAAAAGACCTTTAATAATCGTTCCAAAAGCTGTAAAAACTAATTGGATAAAAGAAGTACACGAAGCATTCCCTAACATAAAAATCAACGACGCTGATAATTTAAGCAAATTTGACGGTAAAGTTGAAGACGGAAGCATTACAATAGCAACTTTCCAATCTCTTGATAATATAGGTTATTCAGACGAAACCCTTGAAGAATTAAAATATGAAACTAAAAGAATAAGAGCTGATTATGATAAAGAAGAAAATGCCACAGATAGAGCTAGAGAAAAAATAAATGAAAAGAACGAAGAATTTATCGGAAAAGCATTAGCAGGGAATAAAAAACTATTCACTTTCGAGGAACTTGGATTTGACCATATAACTGTTGATGAAGCACATAACTTTAAAAACTTATTCGGAAATGCAAAGGCACAATTCGGCGGAAATAAAATAGACAATAAAGAAAATAACTCTTATTCTACAATCACTGGCGGACAATCTAAAAAAGCAAAACAATTATTTTTAGCTACACAATACATATTAAATAACAATAATAATAGGAACGTATTTATGTTAACGGCTACTCCATTTAATAATAGTCCGTTAGAAGTGTTTAATATGCTTTCATACATAGCAAAAGATAAACTTGATAAAATGGGTATTTATAATGTTTATCAGTTTATGGAAAACTATGTTGATATTGATTCTGATTGGGTAGTTGATAGTAAAAACGAAGTAACATATAAACAAGTAGCAAAAGGTTTTAAAAACTTACAATCTTTGCAAGGTATTATTGACAGTTGTATGTTAATACGTTCAGCAGAAGATGCAGGAATTGAAAGACCTAACAAAATAACAAAACATTTCGCTTTAAACCCTACCGGCAGACAAAAAGAAATAATCGCTAAAACTGAAGCGTTAGCCGTTGGAATGGAAATACAAAGCGACGGCTCAATAAGATTATTAGATAAAGAAGAACGAAAAGGGATACAATTAAAGGCTATTTCTGACGGAAGAATAGCGACATTATCTCCTGATATTTACGAAAAAAATTACGATGTATCTCCTGAAGATTTCGTTAAAGATTCTCCAAAGATTGATTTTATAATGCAAGCTGTTGAGAAAATGAAAAAACGTGACCCTAAAACATCACAGCTTATTTATATGCCTATTGGTGTAGATTTCTTGCCAAAAATGAAAGAATATTTAGTCAATAAAGGTATATATAAAGAGAATGAAATTGCCATTATCAGAAGCGGTGTTAAAGAAGACAAAATCGACGAATATACAACTTCTTTTAATGACATAAACGGAAAAGTTAAACTTATAATTGGTACAGATAAAATAAAAGAGGGTATGAATTTAAACAAAAACTCTTCTGTTTTATACATACCATTTATTGATTGGAATCCTACCGACTATGTTCAAGCTGTTGGCAGAATATGGAGAAGAGGAAATAGATATAAAGATATAAGAATTATCGTACCTACGTTAAACGATTCTTCTGATAGTTTTATGTATCAAAAACTTGATGAAAAAACATCAAGAATTAATAACATAATGGACAGAGGAAAAGATTATATTGATACAGGCGAATTGAATGTTGCCGAAGAAAAAATCAATATGATAACTGACCCTGAAAAAAAAGCAAGAATGTTTTCTCAAATTGAAAGCCAAAAACTTGATAGTAAAGAAAACGAAATAAAAGGACGTATTGAAGATACAAAATATTATTTGAGAGAAATAGAAAGCTCTAAAAATGAAATAAAAAGATATGAGGATTCTATTGAAAGAGCAACAAAAGAATTATCCGAAATACAGGATAAGGAAAATTGGCAATATTCAAGCAAAAAAGGTTATATAGAAACATACAAAAAGAATTTAAAATCAGCTAAAGCACATTTAGAAGCGTTAAACAAAAAAATAAAAAGATTGGAGCTTGATTTTAACGGTAAAGATTCTGTTGAAAATTTGACAAAAGAATTAGAAGACATAAAAAAACAAAAAGAAAATTTAAAAGAAACAACAGCAAAAAAACTTGAAGAATATAAAATTGAGTACGAAAAGAATAAAATAACAGGTAAGAAAATTGAGGATTATGTTAAAGAATTTGACGACGACACAGTTAATTTATATTCTAAAGATAAAAAATTAAATCAAGCGGTACAAGAAACAGAAATAAATAACATTGCTTCAGGTTCAAGAGCTAAAGAAGTTCAAGAACTTGTTAAACCTGTTTTTGAAAAATTAAGTAACGTTATGGGTGTTCCTGTTGATACTTTAATCAAAGAAGAAACGCCTGCAATTAATACATATAATTATGCAAATGATAAAATTAAAGGCTCATATAATCCCGAATCAAATATAATAGACTTCTTTAAAAATGCCGATAAAAGTACATCGGTTCACGAAGTAGGACACTTTATATTAAACACTTGGGAAAAATATTCAAGCAAAAATAATGAAATTAAATCAGACGTTGAAGCTATAAGAAAATTTGTCGGCAACAAAGGCGAAGACTTTACGGCAGAACAAAACGAAAAATTTGCAAGAGCTTTTGAAGCATATATAAGGGACGGAAAAGCCGCAACAAACAAATTACAAAATGTATTTAGCAAATTTAAACGCGCATTAAGAGCTATATATAGAAGCATTAAAGATATTTTCTATAAACAAGGCGATAAAATTAAATACTTTACTAATAAAGATATGAATAATATCGACGATTTATTTAATCGTATTTTTACGACAAAAAATGAAAGATATAATTCAGAGCTAACAAAAGCTAACCAAAAAGCAAAAAATTATATTCATAATTGGTACGCTAACATTGAAGCTGACAGATATGATACAAACAAAGCTCTTAATAGTTTAATCAGAACTTCTGATAATATCGGCAAAGAATTTAGCAAGAAGTATAAACAAAAAATAAACGGCAAAATGATTAGAGAAATAATGCCGTTTTTAAGAGAACGTACGGAGTTTCCACAATCTCTTAATAGACCTGAACTAAGAAAATTATTCTATTCTTTATCTCCTGAAGATAAAACAAGACTTACTAAACTTGCCGACGATAGCTCCGCAAAAATCGAAAAATATTATAACACTTATAAAGAATTAAAAGGCACAGTAACAGAGCAAGACATAGAAAACCATATTTCGCATATATGGGAAACAGACAAAAAACAAAAATCAATGCTTACAAATTACTTTGCTACTAATTCACGTTTTGCAAAACAAAGAACAATTGAATCATTTATAAAAGGTATTGACGGCATAGAAACAGAAAATGGAGAGGTTATAAAACTTACGCCAAAAACACTTGATTATGCCGAATTATTAAAGACAAGTTCCGATACTTTTATAAAAGCAAATGCCGATATGGTGCTTGCTAATGCTATTAAAAACTTCAAACATAATGGGGAATTACTTGTAAAAAGAGCAGATAAAGCTCCGAGCGATTGGGTAGATTTTAATCACCCTGCATTAAATAAGGCTTTATGGCTTGGGGAATTAGTTGACGGTGGTAGTGCCTTTACAAATAGACCTGTTAAGGTTCACCCTGCAATTGCCGACACTTTAAAAACTGTTTTTGAAGACCCTACTACATCAAGTGATTTTATAACCGCTTACGATAAATTAAATTCAGTTTATAAACAAGCTCAACTCGGATTTAGTGGATTCCATATGGTGGCATTATCTGAATCAATGCTTGGCAATATGGGTATAAAAGAAACATTGAAAATCTTAAACCCTGTTAGAATGTTTAAAGAAATTTCTAAGGGTAACTATGGAATATATAAAGATGATACTTTGGGACATCAAGCTATAAAAGACGGCTTACAATTCGGTTCTACTCTTGATTTAGATAGAAAAACCGTTGAAAAAATAGCCGATGATGTTGAAAATTGGATTTCAAAAAGAGTTCCTGTTGTTGGAAAAGTTTTAGCAAAACCTTTTCATTTAATAGGAGCGGCACAAAGATTAAATAACAAAATTTTATGGGATTATCTTCATAACAATTATAAACTTGAATGTTATAAATTGTTATGCCTGCAAGAATCTAAAAAAGGAACATTGACAGATAATCAAAGAAAAGAAATAGCTCAATGGGTAAACGATTCTTTTGGCGGTCAAGTTTGGGAAAACTTAGGAATTAAACCGTCAAGCAGAAAAGTAGAGCAAAGAATTTTACTTTCTCCTGACTGGTTACGTTCAACTACAAGACAATTTATGGCAATGTTCTCGAATGGTAAACTTGCACAAAATATGTCAAAAGAAGAAACAAATAACTTTTGGAAACGAGCAAAAGAAGTTGGCTCACGTTGGGGGATTGATTCATTAACAGGTGACGTAGAAAGCTCACAAATGAGAGGAAAAATTGCAAGAGCTTTTTGGATTCGTTCTTTAGTATATTCAACAATCTTATATAACGTATTAAATGCGGTTATGAGAGGTTGGGACAAGAAAAAACACCCTGAATATTACGAAGAACCTATGACCGCAAAAGATTATTCAATATATGCAAATAGCAATCCTACTGATTCTGTTATGGACAAATTATTGCCGAGAGTTTTTGTAGGTAGAAATGCAGACGGAACAGAAAGAATGTTGCGTTTAGGTAAACAATTCAGAGAAGTTCCTGAAATGTTAGAAGACCCAATAAAAAAACTCGGTGGAAAAGTATCGCCAATGGGACAATTAATTGCTCAAAGTGCAACAGGACATACGGCAGGTGGATATAAAAATAGAGATATGTTTGAAAAAGACGGCAAAACTCTAAAAAATAGAGCCGTTGCTATTCCTCAATTGGCTGCAAAATCTTTAATGCCTTATTCTTTGAACTCTTTAACTAATCCTTATGCAGAACCTACCGCTTGGAGTTTATTTGCTCCTGTAAGTAAAGGTATGACAAAAGGAAAAGCTAAAAGAGCTTATGAAGCAGCATACAAAAGAAACGATTCTGAAAGTGTTATACCTCAAATAGATAAAATCGCAAAAAGAAACGGTTTAGACGAAAAAGATATAAGAAAACAAAAACGCTCAGCTATGACAAGTAATTTAAAACCTTACAAAGAAGCATACGTTGAAGCATTAAAAAATAACGACCAAAAAGCAATAAACAAAGTTTATTACGATATGCAGAAAAAACATATAGACCCTGACGAAATGCAAAGGGTATATGAAAAAGCATTAAAAGAATTTGAAAAAAGTTTAGGTTATTAAAAAAGGGGGAAATATGGCAGAAATTACTTCGCTTGTTGTATTTGAACAAGGTTCTCTTGCTTCGTCTTCGGACGTAAACGCTAACTTTGAAGCGTTGAGAGTGGGACATAATACAAACAATATAAGCATTACTAACATAAATGATTCAATTACAGGGATAAATACGACACTTGATAACAAAGCAAATAGAGATTTATCTAACCTTTCAGACGAGGGAAAGTCTTCTTTATTAAATTCTACATTATACAGTATTAATAAAGCTAAAGTTGATGAAAACGGCTATCCTGATGTTTTAAATGCTCCTGGTAGTGGTACGGTTACGCAAATTGAATATACCGATTTAATCCCTAGTAACGCAGGCGCACCTTTTAGTACTTCTCGTTGGACTGGTGATGTTGGCAGCGTTTATACTTCAACATATACTTTAGCAACACCTTACGAAACCGCTGCAAATTATCCTGCTACGGCAACTCTCCACGCAAGCTGCTCGCCACCAAAACAAGCAATGGCAAATATGGTAGTTTATTATTCTGACGGCACGTCCGATACTATATTTGGTACAACTTATTACAATGGAACATATACAAGAGAGTTCTACCCGAACGGAAGAACTATAACAAAAGTTTCAGTTTATGGCGGCTATGGTATAAGCGGCGAGGGTGGAGCTTGGGTCGGTGGAATACAAATAAATGCTCCAAAAGAAGTCACTATTTCTGTTTCAACCGCAGATACTTTATATTTTAATACTACTGTTGAAACACCTTTGTATGCAAGAAACGCACAAGGTAAAAACGTAAAGAAAATAAATTTATATCCTATAAATATCACAGGGAAAGCAGACGGAACATATAATGTTTATTTATCATTAAATAACAATGTTACATATTTATTAAATAATAACGTAACAATGGCGAGGTCATTGCCGGCAAGTCCGAGTGTTGGGGATATTTGTATTTTGGATTATTCACCTTTAGAAGTAAAACAATACAAAACCGTTACGACTGAAAGCGTTGCAGAATTAAGTTCAAATAATACGGAATTAGTTTTACATATAGATAAAACAGTATTTGAAACTCAAATAAATACTACTGGAATATATAATTTTGTTTATGACGGTTCGATATGGACTTTAGATAACGTAACCGTAAATCTTGCCAATTATGGTATTTCTTACGTCGGAACTGTTGCTGCAACTAACGTGATAAGCGTTGATTATACGCAAGCTACGTCAACAAATTCTTGGGAAGATTTCGAGGATATTCCTTGCGGAACAATAACCATAGAAAACACATACATTGAAAAAGTAATACAACCAGTATTTAATGCTAACCCTGTTGATAAAAACATTGTTGAAGCATACATTAATGGAACAGAGGGATATAACTTATATTCAAATGGTTATTGCGAGCAATGGGGAAATGGTTCGGGAACTATTTCACTTCTGAAAAAATATAAAGATACTGATTATAATGTTCTTACCGTTGCTACGGTAAGTAATAAAAATGCTGATAAATTTACTTTGAGTACAAGTGCCAATTGGCAAACTAAGGGATATATAAACTAAAGGGGGAATTATGGAAATTAAAGCAACATTGGAAAAACCTTATACAGAGAAACAAAGACTTGATTTTATTGTAGAACAAAATCACGAACTCGGATATGAAATAAGGGAAACTGACGAAGAATTGGAAGCGTGGGGATTAACCGCAGAAGAAGAAGCAGAAAAAGAAGAAGAAAGAATTTTACAATTATCTTTAACTAAAAGAGATTTATTACTGGCTCTTTATGACGATAAAGGTATAACCCCTGACCAATTAAAAGCAAATTTGAACGATAGAGCAAAAATCGAATTTGATTATGCAGACAGATATTACAGATTTAATCCGTTGATTGATTCTGTTGGTACGGCTCTCGGATATACCAAAGAACAACTTGACTATTTATTTGAACATAAAGAATTTGAAAAAGGGGAATAAAAATGTTTACAGTAGATACAAACGGAAATATAACATTAATACAAGGCGATAGCGGACAAATTGTTGTTAACGGATTACCGATTGATAAAAATTATAGCGTTTATTTTGCTATTCAGAACGAGAAACGTAAACCAATAGGAACAGAAATAATGATACAAAGCAATTTAGAGCCGACAGTTTCTATTCCTATCCCTGCAAGCCTTACTGATTTAATGACCGTTCCTGCAAGTGACGATTCGGCAACTTATTATTACGGTATTAAAATTTGTAGTGGAACTGATGAAGATACATTACTTATCGGCGGTGGTGATATAGGCTCATTAAATGAAATTACTGTTTATCCTAAGAAAGTAGAGGGTGTGTAAATGGTAGATGTAAACCCTGAAGAAAATATTATTAATATAACCGTATCACAAGCAAAATCTAACACTCTTGTTGATGCAACTAATAATATGGCAAAATATTATGAAGAACAAGCAAAGGCTCACGAACAAGGTGCAGAACTTCAACAAAATAATGCTCGTATATGGGCAGAGGGAACAGACGAAGAAGTGGAAGCTCTAGGTGGTGAACATTCGGCTAAAGGTTGGGCAGAGGAATTTGTACAAGAACAAGCTGACTGGTTAGAAGCTGACGATACAAAAAAGAGTTATATTAAAAATTAAACGGTCAAGCATTAACGCAAGATATAACTTTAAATATTTCAGAATACACAAAATTCGCAATCAATAAGGGTAATCCTGATTTATTAAATGCTCCTGAAAGTGGAACAATAAAACAAATTGAATATAATGATTTAATCCCTAGTGATGCAGGTGCACCATTTAGTACATATCGTTGGAGTGGTGAGCCTGGAGCTTGCTATTCCTCAACATATAACCTTCCAACACCTTATGAAACAGTTGCCAATTATCCTGCTACTGCTACTCTTACTGCTTTCAATTCAAGCGGATATGCTAAACAAGCTATGGCAAATTTGGTAGTTTATTATACTGACGGAACTTCTGATACTGTATTTGGTACGACTTATTATAACGGTACTTATAACGCAGAATTCTATCCTAACGGTAGAACAATTTCCGCCGTTTCAGTATATGGCGGTTATGGAATAAGCGGTGAAGGTGGAGCTTATGTCGGTGGTATTCAGATAAATGCTCCAACAGAAATTACAATTTCTGTATCTACTGCTAAAACATTATTTTTCAATGTAGATAATTCAAACCCAATAACATATACCAACATAATGGGTAATACACGAACTGTAAAAGCATTAAATCCAATCAATATCTATAATGGACAGGAAACCACAACAACAATAGTGCCTTTTGAACAACCTACATTAACAGAAAATGGTACATTGGGTGGTTCTAAATTTGCAGTTAGTTGTAATTCAGGTGGTATAAATCCTTATTGTTGTATGGATGGAGTCGGAACTTCTACCTACTTTCAAGGAAGTACAAATAGTTATGCTTCCCCTACCGTAGAAAATCCTCAATATATTGAATTTTACAATCCTAATGGATTAAATTTTTCTCAATTTAGTATATATCAAATGACAGGAAACGCAGGTCAATCAGGTTATTATACTAATAGTGGCACGATTGAAGTTTCTAATGACGGTGTAAATTACATAACCGCAACAACTTATACTGCTTCAAATTATGAAAGAGTTGTAATAGATGTTTCCTATCAAGGTCATTATAAATATACAAGATTTACAAGCACAGGAAATAGTTATGGCAGATGTTGGGCAATTTATACATTAGATTTTGTAGCAACTGAATCAATTGTATTGGATGAAGGAATTTATAAAGTTGTATTACCTAATTTTGGTAATCAACCGTATCTATTTAACGGTAATGTATATTTCCAAGAATCTGAACCGACAACACAAGTTAAAAATGATGTATGGATAAATCCGCAAGAACCATATACTGCAAAACTATATGACGGTACAAATTGGCAAAATTTTAACGATATTATTTTGCTTGATAGTTCTGTTACTGTTGGAAGTGGGGTTATAACAAATTTAATTCAGCCAAAATATAACTCTAATCACATTGAGCCAAAATTCCAAAATAACCCTCAAATTATAGAAACATATATAAACGGTAATAGCGGTTATAGAGTATGGTCTGACGGATATTGTGAACAATGGGGTTCTAATGCTTTGGCTGATAGTACGGGTAATGCCGTTACCAATTTCTTAAAACCTTTTAAAGATACTTCTTATACTATTCAAGCAACAAGAACAAATGCGAGTAATGATAGTTATTATTATGATACACAAGTACACGCTAAATATATTTATGGTTTTAAACTTTGGAAACCATACTCTAATGGATATTCAGATTGGTTAGCTTGCGGTTATATAAAATAAGGAACTAGGCTACGTTTTACGACCTCAAAGAGTTGGGGGTGCAATTCTAGGTATGCACCCTCTTAATCCTATGGAGATAATTTATGGAACATTTAATTAAAAAATTAGAACAAAATACAGAAATGATAAAAGCTATTATGCTTGAAAACGAAGTATTAACGGCATTAATAGAGAAGATAAAAAATGAAGAAATTTCAGACTAAACCTATAAAAATACCTGAATTAAAAATCGGAGAAGAAGAACAGAAGCCTTTTTCTATGTGGTTTTTAATCAACAAATCAAGAGCGGAATTAAAATTTACTTGGAAGTTTTGGGGGATAAAATGACAGACACAGTTATGGTAACTAAAAAATATCTACGTTCTTTATCAAGAATAAGATTAAGTAAGTTTTTAGCAAACAATTTCAGTAATTTAATCGGCGGACAAGTCTTTACTGTTGGCAAGACTTTTTTAACTACCACGATTCAATTCATTACTAAGAAATATGCTAAAGGTGATTTTTGTCCCTGCCACGTTGGGCAGATTATAAACATAGGTAGCAGATTATTTGTAGTAAATGTTATTCCGCCAAAGGTTGATTACACAGAATTAATGGACTATATATTACAAACAGAAGAAGATTTCAGAATAATATTCAGAGGTGAAAATTTTAAACTCGACACTCCGAGATATTCTTATGAAGTATCAAACCTTGTCGGGCAAAATTACGGTTATTTTTCAGCATTACAATCAGGCATAAAAGGTATTAGTTGGATACCAAACCGTAAAATACATTGTTCAGAAAGTGCCGTTAAGTTCTTACAAAATCAGGGATATTTTAAAGGTGTTAAGGCAGACGACTGTACTCCTGTTGAAGTGTACTACAAAATGTTGAATGGGGACTTATAAATGCTTGGTGATGAATTAATAGCCGTAGATTACAAAGGTGTAATCCATTATATGTATGAATGGGTATATTATTTTATGCGTAATTGCAGAGGGAAGTAGAATTATGACACAAGAAATGATTGAACTAATATTACATAAACTTGAAAAAATTGAAACAGACGTTTCGGAATTAAAGGCTTTTAAAAATAAACTTATAGGTATGGGTGTCGGTTTATCCGCTATTTTTGCCTATATATTTGACGTAGTAAAAGATTGGATAAATAAATAATTATAAATAAAAGACGTTTTGGAATAATTTTAGAGGATAGTACAATGGAATATAATTTATTAGACAAGCAAAAGGAATTTTTAACGATTCCGCATAATTACGATTTGGACGTCGCAATTTATCAGGGCGGTTTTGGCTCGGGCAAAACTTGGTGCGGTTCTTTTCTTGGTATTTTATTATGCAGATTATATCCAGGTTGCAGAGGTCTTGTTGGAGCTAAAGAATATGAACTTGTAAGAAAAACTACGCTTGTTTCATATTTAGAACATCTTGAAAACTTGGGATATATAGAGGGCAAAGATTATAAATATAACAAAGTAGAAAAAACAATTACTTTTAAAAACGGTTCGCAAATATTATTTTCTCAACTTGACGACCCCGAAAAATTTAAGTCTTTAAACCTGCATTGGGCAGAAATAGAAGAAGCTTCACAAATAAGCGAAAATTCTTTTAATCAGCTTTTGGCACGTTTAAGGAATACTAAACGTGGCGATAATTGGGAAAATTTCAGATATAGACTTTTTGGACACACAAACCCTCAACCAAATAAAGGTTGGATATGGAATAAATTTGTAAAAGAAAAAGAGCCGAATTATAGACTTATAATAGCTCCGACATCAAATAACACTTATTTACCCGACCATTTTATAAAAGAGCTTGAAAAACAATATGACCCTGAATATTACAGAATAAATGTACTCGGAGAGTTCGGGGACTATACAAGCGGATTAGTGGTAAAAGGATTTAATGAAGATAATAAAATGAATCTTAAATATAATCCAAATTTGCCGCTGCATTTAAGTTGTGATTTTAACGTCGACCCTATGTGTTGGGTATTGGCACATAAAGATAAAGAAAGCGTTTATTATTTCGATGAAATTGTTATCGAAAATACATCAACAGAGCAATGTATCAAAGAATTTATAAGACGTTATCCCGACCATAAAGCAGAAATTATAATTAACGGCGATGCTTCGGGTGACAACAGAAGCACACAAAGCGAGTTTACCAATTATGCGATAATCCGTAGAGAATTAGACGACTACGGAACAAAAACAGGTAAAGAAAATTACAAGCGTAAAAATGTAAGATTCGATTTAAGAAATTATAATCCGCCTATTTTGAATCGGATTCAAGCATTTAATGCGAGAGTTAAAAACTCAAAAGGTAAAAGACGATTATTTATTGATGAAAGACGTTGCAAATATCTTATATTCAATATGGAAAATTTATCGTTCAAAGAGGGTACGTCGATTGTTGATGTTCCGACAATAAACACAATAAAAAAAGACCGACAAAGTAAATTTTTGGAACACCCTTTCGACGCCGCAAGTTATTTAGTTGAGTATTATTGGAGAATAAAATAATGTACAAATTTTCACAAAGAAGTTTAAACAATTTAAAAGGTGTTCATCCTGATATGGTTAGATTAATGTTTGAGTCGATAAAAACTTCACCTATTGATTTTGTCATTGTAGAGGGTGTAAGAGCTGATGAACGTCAAAAAGAACTATTTAAAGCAGGTAAAAGCAAGTGTGATGGAGTTAAGAATAAATCTAATCATCAGGTTAAGCCTGACGGTTACGGACACGCAGTAGATTTATACCCATTGCCGATACAATATTCAGACCCGAAACCATATATTGAATTATCAAAGCATATTAAATCTGTTGCAAACAAATTAAACATCAAGATTAGGTGGGGCGGTGATTTTAAATCGTTTATTGACCGTCCACACTGGGAATTATTATAATTCTTCTTTGTTACTATCCTATATACCTCACCTGAAAAGGTGGGGTATTTTTTTGGTGTAATTTTGGTGTAATGAGATGTAAAAAACGATAAAAAATAATAAAAAATAAAAGGTAATAAAATAACATTATATTTCAATGTTTATAATACTTTCACACTGTTTTATATAGTGTATAAAAGTGTTATTAAATATCGCTTGGGACGAGGGGGTCGCACGTTCAAATCGTGTCATCCCGACCATTTAAAAAGAAAAGAGTTTTAGCAAAATTGCTAAGGCTCTTTTTTTATACTTTTTATATGGTTTGGTGTAATTTTGGTGTAATGATTATTTTATTTTGTATCATTGCGTATAATCTTCTAAAACTTTCATTGCCTCTACTAAGTTCTTTCTTGTGGAATGAACATATTTTCTTGTAGTTGAAATATCTGCGTGGTCTAATATTTCTTGAATAGTTGCAATATCAACCCCTTTTTCATTTAATCTTGTAGCGGTAGTATGTCTTAACTTATGAAAAGTAATATGTGGAATACCTGCTTTATCAACTGCTCTTTTAAAAGTTGTTTTAATATCTACATATTTTGTCTTTGTCATAGGGTTAGTAAAAACATATTCGCTCAATCTTGGTATTTGTTTTAATTCGTCTTGAACAGTTTTAGATAATAATAGTTTTCTTGATTTTTTATTTTTGCTATTCAATACGATTAAATAACCTTTATCAAAAAATACATCTTGCCATTTAAGATTTAATAATTCACTCTGCCTGATTCCTGTATTAATAGCAAGAATAATCATAGCTTTTAAAATAGGGTTTGCCACTTCTAAAAGTTTCTTTTCTTCTTCTGCCGTTAAATATCTTTCAGGTGGGTTTTTAATTCTTAAATCTACTAATTTACTGCAAGGGTTTTCTTTGATTTTATGGTTATCATATGCCAAAGAAAATAATTTTTTAATATTATCTGTTTCTCTGTTTATACTTGAATTAGATACTTTCCCAATTCTGCTATTTCTATATTTTTCTATATCCTGTAAAGAAATATCATTTGCAAATTTATTTCCTGTCATATTGAAAAATTTATCTATAACATAATCAAATTCTTTTGGTCTTGTATAATTATTTTCTCTATATATTTTATAATCGTCTATTAATTCTTTTAAGGTGTATTCTTTAGAAGAAGTAATGTCATATCTTCTTTGTACTAGTTCTGACTTAGCGATTGCCTCATATCCTTTTACTTCCTCATATGAGGCATTGCTAAATCTTCTGTGGTATCTTCTACCTAAGTACATAAAGTTATATTGCCAAGTTCCGTTTTTATCTCTCGATACTGACATATTGCACCTCTAAGCTTCTTTAAAAATAAAATTCATTAGATTCGCTTTGTTGAAAAAATAATACTTGCCGAACTTACTACATACATTCTGCGGAAAATGATGTTTTTTTGCTTTATCTCTCAAAGCACCTTTACTCATATGCAATAATTTTGCTACATCTTCTATCGTCAATAATTCGTCCATTTTATTTTCCTTTCTTTATAAATCTTTACATTTATATCATCTATTTGTATTACATGCCCTGAAATATGTTTGAAAACTTGTTACACTCCAATATATAACCTTGTGGCAAATTGCGACTACCACAAGGCATACATCAGAGCATTTGCCTGATAACCATATCCCATTTAGAAAGGAGGTAAAAATATGGCTAAACAAGTAATAAAAAATGCCCTATCAGCGCTAGGACATTTACTTCAAATTCTATCAATCTTATTGTAGGGTCTATAAAGTGGGTATTCATAGTACCCACTCCCTACCTATTTATTATAAACTAATTTAAAATATAATGCAAATTATTTATTTTTCAATTCATCAACTCTAACTAATTGCCAGTCCTCTACATAGACTTTATTTTCATTCCAAAATCCACAATCACAATATTTATATTGAGGTTTCTTTTTCTCAAACGGAATATAAGGTGGTGTTTTATGTATTTTCATAATTCATCAACTCCATTTTTTAAATAATCTTTAATGGTTGAAGTAATGTTCAAATCAAAAAATATTTCCCATTCTTCTGGACTTAAATCAAATAAGCATAAGATAAACCATAATATTGTTTGAATTATGCCGCAAAACCAAATTATTAAAATAAACGGTATTGCAAATATTCTTGTAAATTTTCTTAAATAATTTTTTATATTTTCTGTTTCTCTCATTCTTCAACCTCGCTTTCAAATTCTGTATATTCAAATTTATATTTTCCATTTTCGGTGTAACCCTCAATTTTTATTGTTCCATTAAATTGTTGTTGGATTACTAGAGCATTATTTTCTCTAAAAATAAAATCACTAAAAGAATAAGGGTGTTTCTTCATTCTTCCACCTCAAATAATTCAGATATATCAAATAATTGTATTATCTCGTGAGCTAATTCTGCTTTGCAAATAGTTCCTGTATATTCTGATTGTGTAGCTTTCATACTAAGAGCTACTTTCTCGAAATTTATTTTTGCTTCTTTACACTTCTCAATCACCTGTTTTATAAGGCAATCTGTGCAATCTTCACAATATGTTTCATTTGTATTTTCCCAGTCGCACATATCTTCTGTCGTAACATTACAAGGGCAATTCTTTACTACGTATTTTTGCATTGTATATTTACTCATTCCAATATCTCCTTTATCTGTTCTTTTTCTACGTCTGTTAGGAATTGCCAAAGGCTGTTTACTAATTTCGCTAGTGTTTCTTCAAATGTTACACCTTTTGCATTAATCCCACCTAAATCAAAATCAAAGACTTCTTTTTTATCACCAAAATGCCAAAGGTTTAAATTATCAACCTCTTGTATTAACCACTTAATCAACTCAATCTGTTTTTCTGCGGTGAATGGGGGATATTCCTCTCTTGTATAAGCACAACGGCATAATGTAGTACAATCTTCTTGTTTCCCGCATTTTGCGTTCATATACATATCAAAAGTACCATATTTATTTGCAAATTCTTCATTCTTCCAATAATTATCTTCTACTGTACAAGCATCATAATATGTAGGCTTTATTTCTGCATTCTCATATAATTTTTCTATTTCGCTCATTTTAAAACTCCTTCAATTATTGGTTTTAAATCTAATACTAGATTTTTGGTAGAACGTGGTTCTTCTTCTGTTACAACAATCAATCTATCCCTTATTTCTTCAAGTGCTTGTTTTACTTGTTGAAATTGAATTGTTAAACGGTCATTTTCCGCAATTAAATCAAAATATTGTTTTTTATAACTTGTCATTGTTATTTCTCCTCGATTATTTCTAAAATTTCTTTCCCTAGTTCTGCTCTACCACCTGATGTACATTCAAAACAATCAACATCTTTATTCGGATTTTTACAAGAACATTCTGAAATTGCGTTTTTACACATTTCTTTTATTTTTTCAAGTTTTTGATTTGCTACACCTAGTTTTGTTGTAGCACCTGCTAATAATTGTCGATAAGCATTTTGTAATCTTACATTTTCTATTTCAAGTTCTCTGTTTTCTTCTTTCAGCTTTTCGTTTTCTTGCTCTAAGCGTAAATATTTACGATAGTAACACCCTATATAATTATCACAATGGTCATCATAAAAATCACACCAAAATAACACATTATTATTTTCGCCCTTACGGCAACTAAAATACAAACAATCTATTTCGTTATTACGATGTTTTTTTGTTTTATCTTCTTTATCTATTATTATTTCTTTCATTTATTCACCTCGTCTTATTTCCGCCTTATTAGCCTTACATATTACTACTGCTTGATTCAGTTCGTTTACTGATAGTTTGTATATAGGTGTTTTACATATATCTACTGGCTTTGATTTAATCATTTCCTTTGTTAATGGTACAAATATCAATACAAGTATTGGTATTATCAATAATTCAGTTATTATCTGTTTCATTTTGTCCTCTCAAAATATTCTTGATTATCTTATCAACTTTTCTTGCTGATTTTCTATAATAAGGGTCTTTTGTTTTCTTCCATTCCCCTATTAAATACTTCTTATATGCTCGCCAACCCTCACACATTTTTAAGCACCTCTATAATCTGATTCTGTCGTTTGATAACATTTGCCATAAGTTCGTGTCTATCGTTTATCTTTAGCTTTTCGTATAGGCTATTAACGTGAGTTCTAACAGTTGCGTAAGTAATACAAAGTTCTTTTGCTATCTGTTTTAAACTCTTAGAGGTCAAAAGCAGTTGCATTATCTCTTTTTCTCTATCCGTAATATCTCTCATAATCCCCTCACACTAACTCTATATCTACCCCATAAAGCGCTTTTACAAGTTTTCTCTTAAGCCGAAAGACTGGAGTAACACAACCTTTATAATCGACTACGTGATGACCGTTTTCATCGTCATACTCAAAGTCTGCAAGATAGTTGCAGATATGTACTCCGTTTAAGTCAATACTGAATTTTGTTTGTAATTTAAGATTACTTATTTTTCCTAAGTTTAATAAGCCTTTGAGATATATATAGTAATCAGCCTCGCCAGTACTTGCGAAACGGATACCGTCAACCACTTTTGGTTTTGCGTGATATTTGTTATATGTCATTTTCCAATTTCCCCTCATAGTCATAAAGTAAGTCTTTAATCTTGATTCCGTATTTTTCATAAAACTTAGAATGCTTTGCGTGTAATTCTGCGTGCATATTACGAGGCAATAAAAAAAGTTTTTGATGTTCTTTCAAAAACTCCTTTGTGTATTTTTCAGGATTGTTTCTTATTGCCTGTGTTCTTATATAGTGGTGAAAATCTCTTGTAAAATTCCAGTTTTCTTTTCCCTCACCGTCAAGTAAATCTTCTTTATTTTCTATCTCGTATATTTCCTGAAGTTCTTCATCATAGAAATATACAGGATATAGTTTTACATCTTCTCTAGTTGACATAGCCAATACTCCTTAAATCTTGATGTAACCTTTTTGAATTTTCCCTTTGATACTTCTACGTTTATAGTGCTTGTAGTCCATTCAGATTTAACTTCGTAACCCTCTTTTCTAAGGTTTTTAATAGTGTGTTGCAGTGTCTTATAACTACAATTACCGCTAACGTGTTTGATTAAATCTTTATGTGTAAAGTATTTATTTTTCAAAATGTATTTTCTGCATTCTTCTGTATGATGTTCTAACATTGTTCCTCCTCCGGCAAGAATATTTTATTCTTCATTACAACTGTCCCTATTGGATATTTTTTTATACTCTTCAACTGGTCTTTAAACCGTTCTTTTATATCATTCAAAGATGTTTTACTATCTTGCATAACTGTAAACTGGTATTGTGTACCGTTTAATAAATTCACAACTAATAAAGAACCGTCGCTTTTTCCAGTAACGGTTTCATAAATCCTGAATGACGGTAACATATCAATTAATACTTTTGGCATTGGTAAAAGCCTTTTTTCTGTCGTTTTTATTATGTGATGATATAAACTATCCCAATCAACAAGGTATTTTACTGATAAAGCTAAATCGTAAGTCCTTTGAAGTTCTTTGTTATCAGTTCTAAAAAACTCAAATATAGCTTTTATAAAGTCATTTCTGTTCACCTAACAACTCCTTTCTAAGTGCCTCCTCCTGTGCGATACTTTCCAGTTGCCAATCTTCTAATTTCTGTTCATAAGTGCCCGCTAACACTTTGTAATAGTTATCTTCTTTCAGTAACCAGTAAATATTAGGGTTAAAATCTTTTATTCCGTCAAACCTTACGTTTTTCAGTTTCTTAAAACATTCAATAGACTGTTCAATGAAGTCTTTTCCTATTTCAGATTTCAACTCTAAGATTTTATTTCTATGAGTAGCACTTAAAAAAGGTACTGTTTTAAATACCTTTTCATATTCTTTTTGAAAATTTGTAATTGTAGGATTAATGAATAAATCTTCTTTTTTTTCTTTTTCTTTTTTTTCTAAAAAAACATTATCATTATCATTATCATTATCATTCTCATTATCATTTACATTATCATTATCATTATGTTTGTTTTGGGTTGTTTTGGGTTGTTTTCTTGCGTTTTGATTTCCTTTAGGTGCACCCCCTTTTTTACCGTTATTACTTTGTTTTAAGATTTTTTCATTGTATTTTTCTTCGTCTAAATCTAACTGGTTTTTTATGAATTTAAAAACAACCTTTAAATCAACTGAAACAACTGGTTGTTTTTTAGTTGTTTTATATTCTAAGATTGCTCTAAAAATTTCGCCCATTTGTTCGTTTGATAAATCACTAAGAATATCAAAATATGATGTATATAATATAAAACTATTCTTTTCCATTTTTCCCCCAATTAATCAAAGCGGTTTCTTACCGTTCTGATTTTTGCTATTTCTTCATCTGTTGGAATGCCAAAGAGTCTGACAAGTTCAATAACAATATTTTTCATATTGCAACTCTGTTCAGGTGCAGAAAAAAAGGTGCTATAATAACACCCTTTACATCTGCACTTTCTCTCGTAGCAATCCAAAGCCGATATAGTCCACTTTAATAGACGTGTTGAAAATCTACTTCTCATAATCCCCTCTTAAAATAGTATATCTTCCCCGATTTCTTCCTCCGCAAATTTAACTATTTCTTTTTTTTTTGCTTCCTCTGTTTCTTCACTTTTTTTAGAGGTTACAAAGTCAAATCTGTTTACGTTTACTAAAACTTTTGAGCGGTTTTCACCGTCGTCTGTTTTCCATTTTTCTTGTATTAATTCACCTTGAATAAGTATTTTTGAGCCTTTTCTAAAATACTCGCCGATATTCTCTGCGGTTTTATTCCAAGCCTTACAATCAAAAAAATAAGGCTCTTTATTGCCGTTATTAATTGCTATTGTGAATGTTGTTAAAATAGTTTCTTCAAAGTATCTGATTTCAGGGTCTTTTGTTAGATTACCCAATAGTATTACTGTGTTCATAGTCCCTCCGTTTTTATGTTTAGTGAATGAGCAAGCC